ACTTGGTGAGGTTAAACCAGTTACCGCAGTTCTAAGATAGGTAGAGCGGTCTTGCTGGTATGTGTAACCTGATAGATTGATAAGCACTTCATCAATCATCTGTGTCAATGTTGTTGTCACAGGTCTATGCTCCTTAATGCAACAATGGCTGATAGTCCAGTAGTTCCTGCTAATTCATTACAAATAGCGTTAAGCATCTTGTATTCATCAGGTTGACGATTTGCATCAGCCTTAATATTTAGAGCAGCAATAATACCTAAGCCATTAGTCTCAGCATAGTTGTTTGCTGCACCTTGTTCGGACTGATATGCATCTGGTGTTGGGTACGTCCCACTATTTGCAAGACGATTTAACTCGTCGGCAAGTGTGCTACCTGCTACTCCTGTTGCCATTATCTAAACCTCGCTGCTTTCTTTGCTATTGACTTTGGTTGCTTTACAAACTGCTTGCCTTTTCTATTGCCAGCGGCCTTTGCTTTATTAGTTGCTGCTTTTTCAGCAGGACTTAATGCAGCCCATGCTGCTGCTGGTAAATATCTTTTCTTACCTTTAGATGGCTTGCCATCAGAAGTTTTCCACTTTTGTGCAGTCCACTTCTTAAGAGACTTTTGAGATTTAGCAAGGGCCATTACCTGTAACCCCCGCCTGCCTTCTTATATTCACTAGCAAGCAACTGTGCTTTACGGGCAGACCACTCGCCAGGGTCTCCACCTCTAGAGCCAGCCTTAATTTTCTTAAACAATGCAGCACGCATACCTGGCTTTGTGTAGTTACCAGCAGCGTTAACTGTTGATTTCTTTTTAGCAGCCATTATTTTTTAGCCTTGTTTCTCTTAGAGATAGCAGCAGCCTTAGCCTTTGCATCTGACTTTGAGGAAGCACCCCATGCTTGCAGTGATAGAAGCAAACGAGTAGGCGAGCCATCAGGCTTGCGCTCTGGACCTGGCATCCCACCCATCCGTGCTAGGAAGGATGCCCTGCGTGGATTGTCTCCAGATTTAACAGGAGCCTTAAGAGTGCCACCCTTATAGGATGCACGACCTTTTGCGTTGAGTCCTCCTTTAGGATTCTTGCCTTCTTTACGCGTCCATGCTGGAGACTTAGCCATTATTTACTCTGTTCCTCTTCCGCCTTGCCAACCAGGAATTTTTGTAATATCTCCTTTGGCTTTGATTAATGCTTTTTCAAGTGCCGTAAGTTTGCGTGGCTTGATACGTGTTTGAATATCTCTAACTTGTGCTGGCGTTTTCTTTTTAGGAGCCATTTACTTCTTCTTGCCCATCTTTTTCATAGCCATCTTCTTCATAGTCTTTTTAGCAACCATCTTCTTAGCAGCCTTTTTGGCAGCCTTCTTACCTGCTGGTGTATATGGGAACTCTTGATTTCCGACCATTGGCATTATATTTGTCCTATCTCTTTCATTACTGCTACGGTTGATTTGTTTACTTTGTTTGCATCAGGCATTGTGTTTGAGTTGTATGGCTTGCCTAATACTTCGGAAGCCTTTTCGGCTTCACGAATCCTTTGCATTGATGTACCGCCAGGTTGTATACCCTGTGCTCTAGCCTCATTGTAAGCATTTAGTTCTTGGTTAAATGCTCTTTGTGGCCTTTGACGGCGAGAGTCAGCATCACCTGTACCTAGTTCAAGGGTCATAACCTTGCATCCAAAGCATCCTTCTACATATTCAGGATGTGTCTGTATTTGATGTAGGCTCATACTTCCGTAAAGTTCGCTTCCGTTATTCCTACATTGCCAGCAATAAGTGCTGCCTTAGTAGTGTCGTCTACTGTGTAGTTATATCCACCACGATAAACAACTGGATAGTCTGGTAAATCAGAATCAAGTGGATAACGAATTTGCTGGTACTGTCCATTAGTATTTAATACAATAGATATACCACGGTCCAACTTATAAAACTCAAACAGTCTATGCATGCCAGCAGGACCTTCTTCAACTGTTGGTGTTTTAAATAACCAGTTAGACATTCATCCTCCTTTAGTGGACTCACCATAAGGCTGGGTTGCCCCAGCCCTACAGTCAATTAACTACTAGAGAGCAGCGATTGATGAACCTGATGTGATTCGGTATAGAGCCTCATCGCGGTAAACTGCAAAGCCAAGTACGCCGTACCAACCCATTGGGCGGAAACGCATCAACTTATCAGTTACGTTACCAATAACTACATGTGGCTCTTCTGCTACGGCTTCTGCCATTGCTTGTGAACCTGCAACGATTGTGTCAAAGACACGTGTTACTGGTGTTACAGTTACAGTTGTTGAAACTGTTACTGCTGCTGAGTTAGCAACATCTACAGTAATTGTTGTTGTTGAACCTGTTGTTGAAAGAGCAGTAATCTTTGCAGATGTACCGATACCTGTTCCAGCAATTCCATCGCCAACTTCTGCACGAGATGCGATAACAGATGATGAAGCAACGCCGAATGTGAATCCTGCTGATGTTCCTGCAACTGTTACTGCTGTTGTTGTCAATGCTGTCTGGTTTGCACCTGATTTAGCGTTGTACAAACGTGATGACTCTACAAAGAATGCGCCTTCGTACTCACCGATTTCTCCAGCCCAAATCTTGCTTGCTTCTGAAGCAGACTGTGACTGTGGGTAGCGCCATCCTAGGTCGCCTGTCTCAGCACGAAGGTCGTGTGAAACTTCTGGGTGAATACCTACCCAGTATGCATTTCCACGACGGCCCTTAGCCTTGTTAGAACGCAACTTAGCAACAGCCTTACGGATGTCTGCTGAGTCTAGCGTGTCTGCTGCATCTACGTTAGCAACCGCTGTTGCGTTACCTGCGTAGATGTTGTTTGAACCTGAGCGTAGAGTTGTCATTGCAACCTTGTCGATTGAATCTGCAAGGTTGTATGCAATGATGTTAGCAATTGCTGGGTCTACATCTGCAAGTGAAAAGAGTTCCAATGCGCGAGTTACTAGAACTGCGTTACCGTACTCATTAAGTGTCACCGTGACAGAGGTTGGTGTTGTCAGTGCTACTGCATCTGGGTCAACTGTCTCTGTTAGTGTTCCTGTTGCTGCATCAAGGTCAACGTACTTCTGTAGAACTACTGTTGAACCTGGAATTGATTGACGTGCGGGGCGCTTATCTGCGACAGAACGAATTAGGGGTTCTGAACGGAGAGCGAACTCGAGAAGGCGGTCATACGCCTTTTGTACGAGACCAGCGCCGCCTACTGTACCGCCGAACGAACCGCTCGAGGTATCTGTATATGCGTTTGCCATGTTTTTTAGTCTCCTTGACTATGAACGGATATTATTGTTGTGATTGAAGAAAAGCAATAAAATCTTCAGCGCTCTCAAAATTGCCATTTAGACGAGCGTTCATATCATTTGCTTTATCTGGCGAAATACCCTGCTGCGTGACAATGTCTTGCTGACGTAATGCCGCAAGATTGGTGTCGTCATTATTTGACTGAGGCTTATATCCAATTAAATCTCCATTGTCAGATAGCCAATTATTAATTGACTCTTCATTAACTTCGGAAATATCTTTTAGGATTAGCCGTGCTGCTTTAGTATTTACGCCCTTCTTTTCAAGGACTTCCTTAACGGTTGACTCACGCTGCGCCTTGGAAAATACCTCAAGTTGCTCTGTGAGTTCTTTAATACGTTTTTCATCCGAACGCTTTGCCTTCCGTAACTTCTTTACCAAGTCACTTCCATCAGAGTTATCGATGTCTGTATCAAAGTCATCGTCTTCTTCATCCCAGTTGTTGTTGCTCATAGCAACCCACCCTTCTATTCGTTGTTAGTTCGCAGGCCACAGGTCAGTTCGGGGAAACTGGCTGGCTCCTACTATCGGTCTATTACGCTGCATGGGGCCGATAGGTCCATGTCAGGATTTTATATTTGTCCTACGCTTGATGTAGTAAGACTTGTTCTGTTGGTTCCACTTGAACCACCAAAGGCTGCAATTTCACGAGCACTTAACTTCTGTCGTCTACGCTGAGCAGAGGCGAGTTGATTAAATACTTCTTGCTCTGCTTGCCCAAGGTCATACCCTTCAAGA